GGCTGTACTGACTTAGGCTCAAGTCTCTCAACTGAGGGGCTTTACGGGGTCAAAGATGCGTATCCAGACAACCTTGTAACATTAATTGTTGACCGCAGACAGGTTTACCTTTTGGGTGAAACCACTACTGAGGTTTGGACGGATGTGGGTAACGTAATTACGGGAATCTTAACATTCCCATTTCAGCGTGTCCCAGGCACTTCGGTGCAATGCGGTATTGCGGCTCCGGCTTCAGTTGCTCGCCTTGCTGATTCATTTGCTTTTGTTGCCCAAGATACTCGCGGTACTGCAACTATTCGGGCAATGTCGGGGTATCAAGTAAAGCGGATTTCAACCCATGCTGTTGAGCAATCTTTGCTTGGTGAAACGGTTAGTAATGCGGTGGCGTATACCTATCAATTAGAAGGCCACGAGATGTATGTGGTCACGTTTCCCTCAATTGGAAACGGATTGACATGGGTTTACGATGCCTCTACTCAGGTATGGCACAAATGGCTTTCTTGGTCAAACGGTCAATATTATCGCCATCGATCTAACTGTGGTGCGTTTTTCAACGGTAAGTATTTGGTCGGCGATTATGCTAACGGCAAAATTTACAGCATTGAAAACGCTGTGTATACGGAGGATGGAAGTACAATCCGCAGACTTCGCAGGGCGGTTCATTTAGTAAATGACTTTCAAAGAACATACTTTGACGAAATGCAAGTTCAGTTCCAGCCTGGCGTTGGAGTTTATACTGCTTTATATGATAATTATCTTAGCGTTAATGATCCTTTTATAATTACAGCAGCGCAAATTTACACAATTGCCGCAAATAACATTGTTTACATTGGCACAGCGCCTACTATTCCAAGAACGGTTGATCCACAAGCAATGCTTCGGTGGTCAAATGACGGTGGTTCTACTTGGTCAAGCGAACATTGGGTTAGCGTTGGTCAGCAAGGTAAATATAAAAATCGTGCTATCTGGCGCAGATTAGGCATGGCAAGGGATCGCATCTTTGAGGTAGCGGTATCGGATGCGGTTAAGTTTGTTGTTGTCTCTGCTAATTTGAAAGCCTCTGTTGGGGAAAATTGATGGCAAACAACAACATCAATATCCCGCAGAATGAGTTTCTAAACCCTGAGACGGGTAGACCGTCACAGCCGTGGATGATGTGGTTGATGAACCCCAGTGTGCTTAATATCACATTAGGAACGGCTTTGGGCATCATATCGGGCGGCACAGGCGTGATAACAGCCCCTACGAATGGTCAGTTGTTAATTGGGAATAACGGGGCGTATAACCTTAATACGTTAACCCAAGGTACGGGGATTTTAATTGGCAACGGGGCCGGAAGCATCTCAATTGCTAACGATGGGGTGACAAGCCTATCGGCTGGCTCTGGAATAAGCGTATCAGCCAACAAAGGCGATATAACCGTTACCAATACGGGCGTAAAATCATTTTCCGCTGGCACGACCGGATTGCGTCCTGACACAATCTCAACCGGAGACATTTTGCTTACGGGTGTGCTAAACGTTAATCACGGCGGAACGGGGTTAAATAATTTACCTGCAAAACTAATTCCTTACGGGAACGGCGCATCTGCTTTTTTGTACAACTCAGAGTTTTACTTTGACAACATCAGTTCCAGCGAAAAAATCTTATTGATTAACTCTGCATTGTCTAATGTAAAACGGTCAATGCAGGTCGCCTCTACTACAGCATTGATGGCAATGGGAATTGACTCTACAAACGTCAGTTATTTATATTCTGATAAAGCTCTGTTGTTTTTCACAGCAACTAATGAGCAATTACGCATCCTGACCACTGGCGCTATCTCTTTCGGTAGTACCGGAACAAATTACGGCTCTAGCGGCAACATTTTGACCTCTGGCGGGTCTGGTGGCGCTCCCATTTGGGTAGCTGGCGCTTCGGGGACTTTTCTTTCTGCAAACGTTCCGCCTAAAACAATTACGGTCACCAACGGAATAATTACATCAATTGTATGAACGAATTAGACCTTCCTACCCATGTAAGCCGAGAGCAAATTGAGCATCTTCAAGCTGAAATGGTGGCTATGCCCCAAGCGGAACTGACCACGGAGCATCACTTTAGCCCTGGGATGTACATGAGAAAAGTATTTCGGCCTGCTGGCACATTGATTGTGGGAAAAGTTCATAAGGAACCCCACTTCTTTTTATGTGCAAAAGGAGAGATAATTGCGTGGACGGAAAACGGAATGAAAAAGCTCCAGGCGGGGGATGTTGTTGAATCTAAGCCTGGCACAAAGCGGGTCACTTTGGCTGTAACTGACGCAATTGGCGTTACGATTCACAGAACTGAGAAGACCGACCTTGATGAGATTGAGGCGGAATTGATTGAACCTGATCTAACGGCTTTATTTGACTCAACAAATAAATTAAAAGTATCGTTAGATTTACAGAAACTGGAGAATTAATATGACATGGGTAGCAACAGCAATTGCGGTATCGGCTGGCGCAAATCTTCTTGGCGCAAGTATGCAATCCAAAGCTGCCTCAAGCGCGGCAAATAAACAGTCTGAAGCTGCTCGATATGCGGCTGATCTTCAGCAAAGACAGTGGGAACTGATTAATCAGCAAAATGCCCCGTATCGGCAGATGGGATATGGCGCATTAGACCAAATCAGTGGAATGATGCCATCACTGACGCAACAAGCGCCAGCATACAAACCATTTACGGCTGAAGACCTAAAAGGCAACCTTGCGCCTAACTACCAGTTTATGCTTCAGCAAGGTCTTGGGGCTAATAAACAATCAGCAAACGTAGGCGGTGGCGGCACTAACATGAGCCGTGGAGCGACAAAGTTTGCAGAGGACTATGCTTCAAACGCATACCAAAATGCTTTGAACAACTACATGACTCAGCAACAGCAGGGTTTTAATCAGCAACAAACTTCTACCGGAAACATTTTTAACCGTCTTGCGGCTATTGCTGGTATCGGTCAGGCGGCTCAAGGCCAAGTCAACACTGCTGGACAAAACATAGCTTCCAACATTGGTAGCGCAGGCATGGCTGGTGCGGGTTATCAAGCTGCGGGACAAGTGGCTGGCGCTAACGCTTATGGTGGTGCTTTGAGCAACCTTGGCAATGCGGGGATGATGTATGGCTTGATGCGTAATCCTGGAGCCGGATCAAATCCTTATGCTACCAATCCTTATGTTAACAACCCTACGGCAATGGGCATTGACCAATCCGGTATGTATTAAGGACAAACATGGCTGACTTAACATTTGCCCCTGCTGCTTCCTCTGGGATTAAACCTGCGCCTCAAATGTCGCTTATGGATATGCTGAATTTGGCGCGAGGCACTCAAGCCTATCAGCAAAGCCAACAGATGAATCCAATTGAGTTGCAAAAAGCTCAAGCGGAACTGAGTAAATATCAGGCGATGTCGCCTTTGGATATTAGAAAAGCTGCTGCTGAAACTGATGTTTCAGAAAAAACAGCGCCAACACGCATTGAAGCGCAACGGTTTGCCACTGAAACCGCTGGTGTCGGAACCGAATCGGCAAAGATGAAATTTGCCAACGAACAAAGTACGGCAATTGCTAACCGTTTAACCGGATTGATTAACAATCCTTTAGTAATTGCTTCACAGGAAAACCCTCAAGCAGTCAATAAAGATCAATTATCTAACACTCTTAAAAAATATGCTGAAGAACAAGCCAAGGCTTTAGGCATTCCTAAAGAAAAAGCCGACCAGTTAATTGAGCCTTACCTTGAACAAGCAATTACAAACACCGCTGGTTTGCGTAATTTCTTAAAAGAAAAACTGTTAACTACTATAGATCAAGGTGCACGCCTTGGTGCAATGGAGCCTAAAGGTCTTGGCATTAACACTGGCGTAGGTGGTTTTACTGTACAGACGGGGCAATTTGGCGCTCAACAACCTGGGCAAATTTTGCCTGGTACTGCCTTTGAATCTCAAATTCCCACTGGAACGCCTATTACTTTGGGTGAGGGCAATCCTTACGGTCTGCCTGTTGGAACTCAAATTCTTAAACCACCAGTTTCGCAAACCCCACAAAATGCTGGCCCTGCAATGGGCGCTTTAGCCCCGCAAGTTGCAAGCACAATAGCGGCTAACACTGCTGTTGCAAATGAAGATTGGAAGCAAACAACTGCGGCGGCTCAAACAGCACCGCAACGTATTGCTACATTTCAAAACATCAAGAAACTGGCTCCAGAAAGTTTTACCGCTGTGGGCGGAGAAAAGAAAGCATTGGCATCAGGTATTGCTAACGCGCTTGGCATCTCTGCTTATGAGGCTGAAAACACAGCTACTCAGGAATTGATTAAGAACACCAAGTTGCTTGCCATTGCTGGCGGCAATACGGATGCGGCTCGTCAATTGGCTGAAGCGGCTAACCCCAACAACAAGATGAATGTCCCCGCAATTAAGAACATTGCAGACATGATGATTGGCGTTGAAAAGATGAACCTTGCAAGGCAAAAGTATTTAGCTTCTGCTCGCGACAATCCAACAACGTATCAGCAAAAGATGCAAGAGTTTCTTCCGTTTATGGATTCGCGTTTGTATCAGGAAATGACATCAGAAGATGTAAAGAAGTTAAAATCTTCTATGTCTGCTGAACAACAAGCGGAAATTAGTGCAAAGATTAAAAAAGCGCGGCAATTGGGGATTCTCTAATGGCAACACTAGCTGAACTTTGGGACACTGAAACCCCTGCTAAGGGTGGCTTAAACGCTAATCTATCTACAAAATTGGAAGAAGCAAAAGCTGCTTACAAAAAAGAGTTTGGCAAAGAATTGCCGATCACTAGCGGGTTTCGCACAATGGCTGAACAGCAACGGCTGTTTGATGCTCGCAAGTCAAATCCTAATCCGGTGGCGGCTCCAGGCACTAGCCTGCATGAAACTGGTGATGCTGTTGATATTTCATCAAAAGTGCCTAATGATTTTTTAGCGCGATTTGGTTTGCATCGTCCATTGGGGGCGAAAGACCCTGTTCACGTTACTTTGATGCCTCAAAAAGCTGAAGGCAACACATTGGCTGATTTGTGGGACAAAACCCCGACAAAAGTAATTGAAGCCGTTGAACCTGCTGCTTCTTTGGTGATTAAAAAATCATCACCATTTGCCGGATCAAGAGGCGACATGGGCATTATGGGCGAATCCAAAAATGGCACTGTGTTTGGTGGCACTCCAGTTGAAAGCATAGCTGGAGCTTTAGAAACTGGTGCAAGCGGTCTTTACAACATGGGTGTTGGCCTTGTCGGTAAAGGCAAAGGTATTGTGGAAAGCCTAACCACATCCCCAGAAGGCACATACACATCTGGCAAGGCTGTGGAGTATGCGTCCAAGGTTGCCAAAGAGTTTGAAGACAAATATGGTTGGTCGCCTAAGTTGGCAAAGACTGCGGAATATCAACAGGCACTAGGGCAGTTCATGCAGAACGCCAAAATACCTGAGATTATTCCTGAAGCAATGGCTTTGTCGGCAACGGCTGGCCCTGCTTCTCAGCAATTAAAACAAGCTTTTAAAGCCCGTAAAGCTGCGGACGTTGCAGTGCCTACCGCTACTATTGTGGCGGCTCCTGAGGGCGTTCCTGTGCCTGCTGTGGTGCGTAAGGCTCAACAAGAAGCTAAGACAGTCAAAACGCCTCAAGGCATGACTCCCGAACAAGTGGCCCAAATGCAAGCCACGTTTGAAGCCAAAAAAGGTGGATTGCCTAAAGCGCCTACACCTGCTGCTGAACCTACTTTTGTCCCGCCTCCGGTTGCACCAGTTGCGCCAACTCAGCCTGATTTAAAAGGCGTGGGCGCTGCGGCTGTGCCTGATGCAAACTTACGAATTCAACGGGCAAAAGAATTGCCAATACCAATTGAGTTATCTAGGGATCAAGTAACCCGTAATCCAGCAGATGTACGTTTTGCTAGAGAAACAGCCAAAGACCCTGTGCTTGGTCAAGAACTTCAAGTGCATTATGCTCGCCAAAACGATCTTATTCAAAAAAACTTAGATCACATGGTTGAAACAACTGGTGCTGAATTTAGTGGGTTAAACCCTGTTGAACTTGGAAAAAAATTGTTTGATGTTGTTGAGCCTAATCGTTTTACCCGTAAGCGTGAAATTGAGCAAACATATACCAAAGCTCGTTTGGCGGGTGAAATGGCTGAACCCGTTAACATTTCCCCATTGCAAAATTTTGTAAAGACGCATGAAGCGGAAGCTATCAATGCACCAGTAATTAAAAGCCTTGAAGTAAAAATAAATTCATTGGCAAAAAATGGTCAAGTATCTTTAAATGATTTGGAAGAAGTCAGAAAGATGGTTGGTCGTTTGTCTCAAGACACTAAGACAAATGCCAATTACGGTCGTCAAATCAATAAAATGATTGACAAAATGACCGAAAACAAAGGTGGCGAATCTTACAAAGAGGCAAGAAAACTTCACGCAAATTTTATGACTGAGTTTGAAGATACTCCGGTTATGAAAAACATCACTGCTTTAAAAAGAGGCAATAGCACTCAACGTGCAGTAGCAATGGAAGATTTGATCCAGAAATCTGTAATTGGGTCAACCCGTGATGACACTATGCGTTTGTTTGATTCGCTGTCCCGCATGGGGCCGGAAGGCGAGCAAATGGTAAATGAATTAAAGGGCGCTGTTGCCCAACGAATTAAAGATCAAGCCACTAAAAACGTGCAGTTGGACATTAACGGAAAACCTTATGTTTCTACTGCTGCTTTAAACAACATCATTACCGACTTGGACAAAAGCGGAAAACTTGATTTGTTTTTTGGCAAAAAGGGCGCTGAACATTATCGCACTTTAAACCAAGTTACAAAAGAAATTCAAACTGTTCCTGTGGGTACAACTAACCCCTCTGGCACTGCATCTACTTTGTTAGCGACAATGGCTGAAATGGGCGCTCAAACAGCAATGACGGGTGTTCCAGTGCCTGCTGTAATGATTGCCAAACATCTTTATGGTAAACGTCAAACTGCAAAAAAACTTCGCAAAGTCAGCGAATTTGTGAATTACAAGGATTAATCATGGCATCCCTAACCCCTAGCCCACTCATGCAGTTTTTTAACAGCCAAGACACGTTCTTGGTTGGTGGATTGCTGTACACCTATGCCGCAGGGACTAATACCCCTTTGGCGACCTATCAGAACCAAGCGGGGACTATTGCCAACACTAACCCTGTTGTCTTGAATACTCGCGGTGAGGCGTCTGTGTGGCTGTCTAACGCTCAATACAAGTTTGTATTGCGTGACTCTACCGGAACTTTAATCTGGACAGCAGACAACATCAACGGCCCAGACGCTGCTACATTAAGCACATTGGCGGCATCTAACGGGGCTACGCTTGTCGGTTTTACGCCTTCTGGCGGTGCGGCTACTACGGTGGCGGCTCAACTTCAAACTTTGATTTCATCGGGTGCAAGCGTAATTTCGTATACGCCAACGGACACGGGAATCCCTACTAACATCAATGCTCGCCTTCAATTGTTGGATGGCGTATCGGTCACTGCTACGAATGCAGACACTTATGCTGGCGCAAGCGTTAACATTTATCGAGATTGCACTTCTGTAACTGGTGGAACGGTTGGATTTGTTAATGCTGCAACAGTGGCTAAAACAAGAACTGGCGCTACGGAAACAGCCTTTGAATGGACTAATTTGTCTATTATGGATAATTATTCAGCAGCGGGTGAAAACGTTGCTGTATATGGTCAAGGTAATAAACGCGCAGTAGGCCCAACTTGGGCGTGTGTGTTTGAGGCTCGTGATTTTACAGAAACTCCCAACCCTACTGCTGGACTTATTGGTTTGGAAGTTGATGTATTTGCTAACGGAACGGATACTTCAAACAATCGAGTGGGAATTGATGTAGTGGCTGGAAAAGGTGTTTCTTCTGGAACATTAGCCACAATTGGCATTGGTATGCGGATTGGGCCTGTCAATGCTGATGTGTCTCAAGGTCAATTTTCAAACGGTATTCAATTGACCGGAAACATGACTGTGGGTTTGGGTGTAGCAAGTTCTGGCACTTGGGGCGCTTTGTTTACAGGCACAAACGTTATTGGTATTGACTTGTCTACGGGAACAAATAGCACTTCTGCTATCCGTATTAAGAACGGTGAAAACATTGCGTTTGATGCGTCTTCAACATACAAACTTCAACATAAAAGCACTGGTGTAGCAGGCTTAGTTTATTCTGTTAGCGGTGCAGACAGAGTTATTTTTAGCGATGCTGGCGGCATTGTTTTAAGTGAAACAATTGCTTGGACAAACGATTACAGGTCTGCATCGGCAACTGCTGGAGCAAATGGTGCACCTCCGGCAACAGTAGCATGGTACATTATTGTAAACATCCAAGGCACAAACTTTAAAGTCCCTGTCTACAATATATGATATGGCGACCGAAATTGATCCTGTAAAAATTGGGGTAATGTGGGCAAAGGTTGAGGCGATGGAGGCTGAAGTCTCCGAACTTCGCAAAGACGTTAAGACCCTGCTAGAACTCGCCAACAAGTCCAAAGGCGGCTTTTGGATGGGCATGGTCATTGCGTCCAGTATTTCTAGTTTTATTGGTTACTTTATTCACAATGCCAGTACAAAATGATCGATCCGATCACAATCGGTGCGGCGTTTGCAATAGCAAAAAGCACTATTGCAGGGGTTAAAGAAGCCATTCAGATGGGTAAAGACTTGCAGGAATGCAGTGGTGACCTCATCAAGTTTTTTGAGATGCGAGATACAGTAGCAAAGGCTGCTGTACACGATAAGAAAAAAGCAAAGTCTGACATGGGACAGGCTTTAGACACTGTGATGCAAGCCAAAGCCTTGCGTGATGCCGAAAGAGAACTAAAAGAAAAGTTAATTTGGTCAGGCCAAGGTGATGTGTGGGAGGCTATTCAAGCCGAGTACAACATGGTGGTGGCTAATCGTAAGCGTGAAGAACGGGAAACAGAGGCCAAGGCCAAACTGAAGCGTGAGAATTTAGCAGAGACTGCAAACATTCTGCTGATTGGGTTTGTCTCTATTCTTGCCGCTGGGTTTATTGGCTGGGGAACTCTTGAATTTATCATGTACAAACTAAGGAATTGATATGGATTGGTTAAAGACCATTGCACCCACTATTGCAACAGCCCTTGGTGGGCCTCTAGCGGGGCTTGCTATTGAGGCGGTAAGCAAGGCCATTGGTATAGACCCAAAGGATGTTCAAAGCACAATCAGCGAGGGCAAGTTATCTGCTGACCAGATCATGCTGCTTAAACAAGCTGAAGTCCAAATGGCGGCTCGTGCTCAAGAAATGGGCTTAGACTTTGCCAAACTGTCGAATGAAGACCGAAAATCTGCTCGTGATATGCAAGTGGCTACTAAAAGTTATTTGCCCCCTGCCCTTGCTATTGGGGTTACTATTGGTTTCTTTGGCATTCTAGGTGGCCTTATGTACGGTCAGATACAACACGCTCCCCAGATTGACATCATGCTTGGCAGTTTAGGTACTGCTTGGACAGGTATTATCGCTTTCTATTTTGGCTCATCTGCTGGCTCACAAGCTAAAGATAATTTGCTTCACCAATCTACTCCCACATCATGAATCAAAACTTTGACAAAGCACTTGCCGCTGTCCTTGTCCACGAGGGCGGTTTTGTAAATAATCCCAAAGACCCAGGCGGGATGACTAACCTTGGCTGCACTAAAGCGGTCTGGGAAGAACATTGCGGTCACGGCGTAGACGAAAAAGCAATGCGAGCATTAACGCCTAATGATGTTGGCCCACTGTATAAAGCAAAGTATTGGGACAAAATTAAGGGCGATGACTTGCCTAGCGGGGTTGATTACGTTGTGTTCGATGCGGCTATCAATTCAGGCCCAGGTCGTGCCGCAAAGTGGCTACAAGCCAATATAAACGTGTACGCAGATGGCGTTATTGGCAACATGACAATACAAGCTGTACGAAATAAAGACCCTAAAGAACTTATTAACGATTACTGTGCATACCGTTTAGCCTATCTCAAAATGCTTCAAACATGGCAAACATTTGGTAAGGGGTGGGAGCGTAGAGTCAAAGAAGTTAATGCAACTGCATTACTGATGTCATAACTGCGTCACAGTGAGCGTTTTCAATACGCTCATGCTTAAACGTGTAGACATTCGCAAACAATCAAGTCAGGACAAATTGTCACGACTTCAAAAAGTTTGCTTGCCTTATGACCAACCAATTGACACAAATTTTGGTTCTTGGTGGATTGCTACTGAGAATGGTGTGGATATTGGCTTTGCGGGGCTTGTGCGTACCGTTAGCTGGATTGATTGTGGGTATTTATGTCGTGCAGGTGTTGTTCCTACTGCTCGTGGACAGGGATTACAGAAAAAGTTTATTCGTGTCCGACTTAGACAAGCAAAAGCTCTTGGGTGGAAATGGGTCATAACTGATACAACAGATAATCCAGCGTCAGCTAACAGTTTGATTGCCACAGGTTTCAAATTGTTTCAACCAACAAAACCTTGGGGTTTCAAAAACACGCTTTATTGGCGTAGGAAATTATGATGCCAGCCCAAAAATTTTCTGATCAGCAAATCATTAGCGCCATTGAAAACAGCGCTTCGATGAATGCAGCAAGTTTGAGTCTTGGCATGAATTTGTCGGGGTTAAACAAACGCCGTAGACGCATTGAGCAGAGAGAAAAAATAGAAATAAGAGCGCCTAGAGCCACCAAACAATTTGAGCATCTGCAAATAGCTCACATACATCCAACTAAAAAAGACCTTGGCATCTTAAATGGCACAGTTATTGTCTTTAGTGACGCTCATTTTTGGCCTGGGGTATATACAACAGCATTTAAAGGTCTTTTGTGGGCCATCAAAGAACTTAAACCCAAGGCAGTTATCGCAAATGGAGATATTTTTGACGGGGCAGGTATCAGTCGGCATCCCCGTATTGGCTGGGCTAAAGCGCCATCAGTGATGGATGAACTCAAAGCCTGTACCATCTCGATGGGATACATTGAGGAAGCCGCTAAAGAGGCCCGTCACAACGTTAAACTGATCTGGCCCCTAGGTAACCACGATGCACGGTTTGAAACCTTTCTAGCAGCCAATGCGCCTCAATATGAGCACGTTAAGGGGTTTACCTTGCGTGATCACTTCCCAAAGTGGGAACCTTGCTGGGCGGTTTGGATGAATGACAATACGGTGGTTAAACACCGATTCAAGGGCGGTATCCATGCTACCCATAACAACACTATGTGGAGCGGCAAGAACATAGTTACAGGCCACCTGCATAGCCTAAAGGTTACGCCATTCAGCGACTATAACGGGGTGCGTTACGGTATTGATACTGGTACGCTGGCTGAACCCTACGGTCCACAGTTTGAAGACTATACCGAACACGGTCCACTAAACTGGCGTAGTGGCTTTGCTGTACTGACGTTTGTTGATGGGAATTTGATATTGCCTGAATTGGTAACAACACACGGCCCCGACTCCATTGAGTTTAGAGGCCGTGTGATTAAAGTTACTCTGTAACTTCTTCAGCAACTGCTTCTTCTTCAGTCTCTTCTTCGCCGTCTTCATCTTCTTCAGAATCAACTGCGTCCCAAGCGCCGATCCAGCCGTTTTCTTCCTGAAACTCAATAAATTCCTTCAGGATTTCAATGTGGTCAAAATCGCTTGTCTCAACGGTAACGGTGCTAGTGCCTAACCAGCCGATTGTCATTTCAAATTTAAACATAACAAACCCAATATTCATAACAGCAAAATTGCTGCATAATCATCGTAATTGCATTAAATGACACTTGCAAGACCAAGGAAAATCATGGCTACAAATATGGTATTGACCCGCGAAAAACCAAAGCACTCAGAAGCTAAAGAGTACATCTTTGAGCGCGAACACAAAAAAGAAGCTCGCAAAGTAGCTGAGTTGGAAAAAGAATTGAAAAAGCATGAGCGCACCGACATGGCTCACGCTCACCCCATGCACCGTTCGCATGAGGCTAATCAGAAATCTGCTCCGCTGCCAAATATGCGGAAGTAGGCACTTTTGCAGGCCACAGTCCTAAGTTGGTAAGTTTTTGGACTGTTTTTATATGAGCGTCAAGCCACAAAACCTGGCGCTCATCTTTTGATAAATTCTTACCCTGATCTAACTCTGAATGGCAAGCAAAGCACAGGCTGGCGATCAGGTTATCGTCAGCCTTAATTGATCTGCCGCGCCCACCTCCCCAGTTAGCGTGAGCCGCTACAACCGTCCCGTTATCTGCTCCACAATGCTGACAAGGTATTTCCCTAGCGTTTCTCAGCAATGTGGGGGAGCGTACATAACTATGCTTCGGGCGCTGCATTAAGGGCTTGCCATTCTTCTTCTGTAATTAGCGGAATTGAAACCGGAGGGTTTTCATCAAGAAACTTTCGCCATTTGGCTTCTTGCTCAATGCGGTCAAATTCCCAATCCTCGTCAGTCATGTCATTTCTCCATTTCAGCTTTCAATTTAGGGTAATAACGTCCAACAGATATCAATGTTGACTGCGCTGTTTTTTCATTAAACCCGTACTCCAGATGTTGCTTAATGTTTAGATGTGCCAATCCAAGCAATCCATAAACCTCGGTCAATTCTGAATTTAATTGACGTATTTCAGCTTTTAAACATTCAACTTCGCTTGTGTATATTTTCATGTGTTTTTATCTTTGTGTGCCACGTTAAATGTTTTTTGAATCCCAGACAGTAGATTTTTCAGCATTGCATTGCGGTCTATGTCAGGCAACGGCGTCCGGTCTTGGTGCGGCACAGCCAAGTCAATGCCAACATGAACCCCAAACTCTTTCATGATGCCTGCGTATAGTTGGCGCGGCGTACACCACCACTCTTCGTTATATGTGTGGTCTTGCTTGTCAATAAACTCCAGCATCTTGGCTTGCAGTTCTTCTTCAGTCATTGTTCTTCTCCTCTTTTGGCCCATTAAACAGTGCCATGCCTAGTGATCCAAGCATGACCACCTTCAGTTCTTCGCGCTCTTCTTCAGGGTAATCGGAAGCAACTTCATCCATGATTTTCATGATGCTTGCCGCCACTTCTTTGGCGGGAATTGGTTTGCAGCTCATGCTTGTCCCCCTCTGGCTCGGATACGCTCCGCTAAGTCTTTGCCATCAGGCTCGGGTGCGTCTTCGCACACCTTTGCACACGCCTCACGCTCATGCTGTGCCACCAGTTTGGCAAACTCAGTTATACGCACTTCGCTAGGCGCATATTTAATAACCTCGTTCCACATTTCCATGATTTCGTCTTGTGTCATGCTTGTCCCCTTGCTCGGATGATTTCAATGGCGGTAGCGTTAGGGTCATACAAATCCCATGTGTTTTGATCTTCCATCAATTTGCACAATGCCTCACGCTCATCTTCACGCACCAGTGCGGCAAAGGCTTCAAGGTCTTCGCGTCTTTCAAATGAATGGTAGCTACCGTCAGCAGGGAATACTGCCCCAGCCTCTCGCGCCATCTCTATGATTGTTCGTTTACGCCAGCCAGTCATTTTCTGCTCCTACAAAACGCCCGTTGTTTCTGGGTTAAGTCAGGACTAAACCCCGCAACTGAACATTCGGGGTGCTGTGGGAATACCGTATCTGCGGGAGGCAACAAATACACCGCGCAGATAATGATGCAACCAATGATAAATTCAGTCATCTTGCGCCTCATAAAGTTGGATAGCCCGTCCATCAAGCTCGTTTAATGTGTCTTCACTGAGCACTGGCACTAAATCAACGCCTTGGTACATGACTTTATCAACACCAGTGTTGTAAACGCCGTGTTCATCACGTTCAAACGTCCAGTAGACAACGACCTCCGCATCTTCCAATTGCATTCTTAATTTCATGGTTTGCTCCAAAAGACCCGAAATAGGGCATGGCTAAACTATAACCTAACTTATATGGATAGTGCAACATCTTTGTAAATAATTCCGTTGTTGGCTCCCCACGCTTCAAGGAATGTGATGAACTCCATTGCTTGCTCTTTGGTGAAATTGCGGGTTTGGAGGCCCAATTGCACAATCCCTGTGCCATCTAAGGACGGAATGATTTTTCCGCCTTGTAGCCCTGTTTCCTTAGCAAATAGGTCTACCAACAACCGTTTCCAATCCTCTGCTGACCATTTGGCGCCCAAGTGACTAGCCTGTTCAGCTATTTCCCCAAGCATGGCGTGATATTTGGCTTCTTGGTCACGGCTTTTGGATTCGGCTTTAATCTCCATCCGCAACAGTTTTCCGGCTTTGAGGTTTTCTTTGACCTTAGGCCAAATCTTTGCCATTACTGCGCTGGCCTGTTCTTGGTTTTGTAAATGAAAAATCATTTGACAACTCCAATCATCCTTAAAGCCGCTTCAGGGCCGTCAACGCGGCACAACGTACCACCGCACCAATTCTTAAAAAAGTCCTCTTGTAGGGCCGTTAAACGCTTTCTAGGGCCATCTTTGACTTCCATTAACCAACTGTGGTTCTTGTAGCCGACCAAAAGATCAACTGGCAGGCCAATAATCCAGACGTATGCGCCAGCGGCTCTAAGCGCTGAAACTATTTGGGCTTGGTTAGCATCTACACGGGCGGCGCGTCTAATCATTTTGTTCTTTCAATAAATTCATAGGTGGCGACTTTTCCATTTGACTGCTTGGCTCATAGTCTCCCGTAAGCTCAAGCGCTTGGTCGATGACAAAAGGGCTAAATTGCTGGCCTTCTTTAGCTCGGTCAAGGATTTGGTTGGCTTGTTGATTGGTCAAAATTCCACCTCGTCATACCAATTTTTTTTGTCTTTTTTTGGATAGTTGGGCAAAATTGGCACTTTTTTTGACTTTTCAGTGTTTGCCCATTGGTGATGGCTGCACATCGGTTTGTCAATTTTTACAGCCCACCAGTTTGAGCAGCTAGGCACTGAGCAAAGGTTTGAATCAAAAGTTGTTTCTGGTTGATTGCTTCGAAAATTAGTTAACGCCATGATATTTTCCTTCTACTATTTTTGCAAAATTGCTTGGTTTCAAGATCCATTCAAGGTCTGCTAAAAAGGCACGACCATCTTTGCTGTTAACTCTGCCTGTCAAAAACTTAGATGATGCAATGTGTTGAAAGAAATCAGCAAACCAGCCAAGAATGTCAGTCGCCAAAATTTTCTTTTCCTTGGATAATTCTTCAGCAACTTCGCGCCATCTCTGCCGGAGATAACCTTTCCTTGCGTCATTCCAAACTTCTACCCTTCGCAATGTTGGCAGGTGTTTGTGGTAAAGCTCAATAACTTTTTCATGGTCGCAACTCGGAAGGCCACCGTCAGGTGGACATATATTGGTATTTACTTGGTTATTAGTTATTGGTTTATCGTTTATAGTTGCCTTAGCGATGGGATGCGAGTCGGAACCCACTGGGTTCTTTTTACGTCCTCCTAAGCGACCGTTAGCTCGATTTTTCTCAGCCATTGCATGATATTGCTCTATGACATCAGCGCATCTAGCGTGAAACCAACCATCTTCATCTTTGGTAAACATATCCAACAGAACCCCCTGCACCACTTGGGCATCCACTCGGATGCGTCTGGCAACCCATTGGGTATCCATTGGGATTTTTTGTTCGCTGTCATAGTACATATCAAGAAGGCGGCGATATGCTAAATCCTCCTCATTAGACAGGTGAGCCGTGGCTGACCGATAGTCGCCAATGTTGAATTGGTAATAGTGCATTGAAGCATCCTCGCAAACCTCCAGAAAAGAAACAACAGCAGGCGGGAGGTACGCTTTTCGGTACGCTCATGACTTCGTACCTAGCTGGTTTCAAAAAATTATATACCGTTCAAGCCTTACTGTAAACAATCATCCGACCATCATGTCGGCGCTCAAACTGGCTCACGCTGTAAGCCTGCTCACGTTTAGATGTATGACACTGCGTTTCCCAATTACGCCAATCAAACGCATTGATGGCCTTGGGCTTTGCTTTAACCAAATCCCAAAGCGCCTCAGACCCAAAGCCACGGTCTAAATCTCGCACTCCAACCTGTTCAATAAGCCCCTCATCAAACAGTTTTTTGCGGTAAAACCGAACCTTGGCTTTTGTAAGCATAGTCTCGCGCATGATGTCTGAAATACTTATTGGAGTTTTTCCAAAAGCTGCAAGGACTGTAAGTCTTGTTTTTTGAACCATTTTGGCTTTAAAGATTTAAGTTGATAGATACGCATCAACGGCACATCATTACCCCACTGAGCAATGGCTGCCTGGCTGATGCCCAAAAGGGCGGCTAACTTGGTTTGTGACCCTGCAAGCCTGATGGCGGTAGATTTTTCCATGTGTACTTTTTTTATGGCTCAATTACTTCAAACCATTCAGGACGCAACAGTTTAAGTTGCCAAATTCTTGCTTGGGGTATCGTTTCCCACAGCCAAACAGCACCCCTGCTGATGCCCAATAGTTTGGCTAACTTGGATTGTGAACCCGCTAACTGGATTGCTTGCTGTTTAGTTATCATGTGCTAAGTATAGCGCAATAGACAAAAAAACAACAAATACCCAACTTTTTTGTGTGGGCTTGCATTGTTTGTATAGATTGCTATACAATGCACCCATGCCCTGAACATCTTGGGGTCTACTAAGGAAAATTATGAAAGATCAAATTCTTGACTGTTTAGCCGCTATTGCCATTGGCACTGTGTTTGCCATTCTTTTGGCGTGGAGGGGCTAATGGATACAACTATCCTAAAACGCGCCCGTGAGTTGTGGACAAACCCCAACGTTCCACTCTGCACCCAACGCCACAACATCCGCGCTTGGGTTAAATCTGTGCGATTCCTTGGCAACAGACATTTACTGGCAAATAAGATTATTAAGAAAGACGAATTATGAAAAACCTTGCAACCGCCCTTGTCAAAGCACAAATGGCCTTTGGCCCTGCTTTAAAGACTGCCACAAACCCTCATTTCCGTTCACGTTATGCTGACCTGTCTGCTTGTGTCGAGGCCGTCATGGACGGTTTAAACCGCAACGGCATAGCTATGATTCAACAATGCTCAGAATCAGATACCGGAGTAATTGTAGAAACCGTGTTTATCCACGAATCTGGCGAGATGCTGAATTGCGGCAAACTCCACGTTCCCGCTGTCAAGCACGACCCACAAGGTTACGGCTCGGCTTTGACTTACGCTCGGCGTTACTCATTGATGGCGGCTTGCGGTATTGCCCCAGAAGACGATGACGGAAACGCTGCCAGCCGTAAGACAGAGATTAAGAAGTCTGAGGTTGACGAATCAAGAATGGCTGATATGTTGGCGGCAATCGAGGCCACCACAACAGAAGAAGATTTAAAGAAGGCTTACGTTGGGGCTTATGCCTACGCTAACGGTGAACCCACTTGGCAAAAACGTGTTATTGCCATTAAAGACAAGATGAAGGGGAAACTGTAATGAACTTGACTGACGAACAAATTATGGAAGCTGGCGATTTGGGTAACCAGATTGTTGGTTACGCTTTTGAAGAAAATGACGAAATTTCAGCATTGGCTTGTTTAATGGCGGCAGTGCCTTATTTGCTAGACGCAAAAATTGGCAAAGGTGAGGCTTGTTGGACTTTAAAAACTTTAATGAATGGATATGAAGATGGAACAAAGAAGCCCTGAATGGTTTGCGGCTCGATTGGGCAAAGTGACCGCATCGCGGGTAGCTGATGTAATTGCCAAGACAAAAACGGGTTATAGCGCCAGCCGAGACAATTATATGGCTCAACTGGTCTGCGAACGCATGACCGGAGTGCAAGGGGAAAACTATACCAATGCGGCAATGCAGTGGGGTACAGATCAAGAGCCTTTAGCCCGAGCAGCGTATGAGGCCGCACAAGACGTTTTAGTGGACGAGACAGGCTTTGTTATTCATCCAAGGATTTCAGAGGCTGGTGCGTCTCCTGATGGCCTTGTAGGGATATTTGGCTTGATTGAGATCAAATGCCCCAACACGGCGACACACATTGAAACTATCTTGAGCGACAAAGTGCCTGGCAAGTACATTACCCAGATGCAATGGCAAATGGCGTGTACCGAAAGAGATTGGTGCGACTTTGTTAGTTTTGACCCTAGAATGCCTGAAGGACTCCAGTTATTTATTAAACGGGTTGAATTCGACTCTATTTATGTAAAAATGCTGGAATATGAAATCCAAGAGTTTTTAGATGAGCTAGAAACAAAAATTAAGAACCTTAACGAAAGAAAAAATGGCAAAAGTGCTTAAAGAAATCTCAGTTATTACGGGCAAATACAAAAACACCCAAGGGCAAGAAAAGAACCGTTATACCCGTATCGGCTCAATCATTGACACAAAAAATGGTGAAATGCTGAAGATTGACGTCATCCCTGTAATGGAGGGCGCTTGGTCTGGTTGGGCATACATCAATGAACCGCGCGAAAAAGATAATTTAAAAGACGATTCCGATATAAACTTTTAAACATGGCCTAACCCATACTCCTGGGAAAAGGGGGTGCTGGCATACCATCCTATTAGGTCAATGTATGCCACCCAACAAGGACAAATTATGAAATTATCAGATTTATTTGGCGGTCATCCTCTTAACTTATTCCCAAGAGTGAGGAAAGATGATCCAGTGACAAGTTATGAAGCAGCGGATGCAATCAAGGATAAAGTTTCCGACCATTACACCGAAATCATTGAATGCTTAATCCTCCACGGCGCGCTTGGCAAAGACGGGATTTCTAACAAAACAACGTTAGACCCAAACCAAGTCGCTAGGCGTTTGAGTGAGATGGAACGTCTAGGATTTATCGAGCAAACAGGCAACAAAGTGAAGTCAAACACGGGCAGAAATGAGCGTGAATGGAAAATTCATGTAAAATAAGGTAGGCGTTTTCGCCTTCAATTCATATTTTCAAGGAAATATCATGGGCAAGATGGACTCTAGCAAAGGCGTGAAAAGCGTCACTGGCGCAACCTCTCCTAAAGGCGCAACAGCGCCTGACATGAGTGGCGAGCGTAAAGGCAAACTGGTTGGCGGCGTTGCAATGGGCAAAGAAGACGCAACTGGCGCTGACAAGAAGTTTGACGGTGGACGTAGCTCCGGCATTTGCTACACTCACACTCGAGACGCATACCGCTAAAATAGCGAAGCCACGCAGTCGGACAGGACTGAATGGCTTCTAACCAACCAACTATAAAGGAGTTGAATGGCTGCTGACAATTGTAAAGCCTGTAGATATTTCCAAGACCACGGTCCTATGGGAATATGCAGGCGCTTTCCGGCATACGTTAACCGCCACCATACCGAGATATGTGGCGAGTTTTCTGCATTGCTTGTTGAAATGTTGGTTTTGCCAGTTAAGGAAATGACTGAAGTAAAAAAACAACGTGGGAGGCCAAAGAAATGAAACTTACGCCTTTACGCGACAAAATCATTGTCAAGCCAGAAAAACGAATCCAGAGTATCCTGTACGTTCAGACCGCAGAAGCCGATTCTGTGGGCTATGTGGTAGCTGTTGGCCCAGATGCGGCTAAACACTTAAACGTGGGCGAAAAGGTATATTTTGGAACGCTAGCCAAAGACTACGGGAATGAATACCTGAAGTTTGAGGAATTGAAGATCAACAACGAACGCCATCTCAAAATGAGTTGGCAAGACATTTGCTTTGTGGAAGAACTATGACCGAACAATCAATCAAAGACCGTATCATTGAATTGTCTAACCAAGCCAAGAACATGGAAGTCAATCTAGTCGCTGTCCAAGGCGCAATCCAAGATTGCCAGTGGTGGTTGAAACAACTGGAGAATCAAGATGCCCCTCAAGAAGTCAGCCAGCCCTAAAGCGTTCAAAGAGAACATCAAGGCTGAGGTAAAGGCGGGGAAACCCGTCAAACAGGCCGTGGCAATTGCCTATTCTGAGAAGCGTGAGGCTGAAAAGGCCAAAAAGAAATAAAATCTGTGCAAACAGAGGATTTCTATGCCAACTCTAGCCGACATTTACAGCGCCATTGGATCAGCAAGACGCAAAGGGTCTGATTTTATTCAGAACCCTGGTCTGTCTTTGCAACAAATGGTTGGACTGGCAAATGATCGTGCTGGAGAACTGAACCAACAAACGGCAGCAGCGGCTCAAGAAGGCGTCAATTATGGCCCCTCAAGCCAAGCACTAGGACAAACGCTTGCAGGGGCTTACAACCCTGTTGGCATGTTTATTGGCCCAAATGCCGCATCTTTTAACAAAATTATGGCAGTAAAAGCCCAAGAATTGGAAAAATTGGGAAAAACGGCAGAAGAAATTTGGGAACAAACTGGCACATTTAGAGGCCCAGATAAACAGTGGCGACAAGAAATTAGCGATAAAAATTCAAAAATAACTGAAGATGTTTTTAATCAAATATCTGCTAATAAACAATTTAAAGGCCCTATGGGGCAAGCCTTACAACATGAGGAACTTTATAACGCTTATCCACAATCTGCTGGAATTCCAACAACCATGTTTGCTGATGCGGCGCCTAGTGGAAATATGTTATATGGCAGAACTGGAACATTTCAAACACCACAAATCACTGTAGGTGGGCCAAGTTCAATGGATCAAAGAAGTGTAGCATTGCATGAACTTCAACACGCAATTCAACAAAAAGAAGGATTTGCCCGAGGTGGTAGTCTTAATTCTTTTAAACCAAATGATATTTTTAGCACAAAAGCATTAGAGGATGCCTCAATTATTGATAAATTAATGAGGGGGTCAAATTTAGATCAATTAGAAGCAAAACAAAGGTTTGAATCATTATTTAAGAGAAGTCCAGAAACTGGTGCGTTTGCTGCCTTAGAACGAATTGGCACAGGAAAAGAGTTAGATGCCGCTAGAGATGCCGCTAGACTTGCTGAAAAACCATTTGAATCATATAGACGATTAGCTGGTGAGGCAGAGGCTAGAGCAACTCAAAAACGCAGAAACTTAACTGATGAACAACGAAAAGCAATTTTTCCGTTGAAAAGTTATGATGTGCCTATAAAAGAATTGATTTTTAAATAATGATTGATACAACCGAAAAACGCCCTGTTGGAAGACCAAGCCTTTACGATCCTAAATATTGTGAGGAAGTCATTGCTTTGGGCAAAATCGGTAAATCTAGCGAAGCAATTGGCGCTATGTTAGGTGTCGGCACTGCTACTTTATATCGCTGGCGCGATGAGTTTCCAGAATTTCGAGAAGCCTTGGAGTTAGCTAAAGAGTTTGAACTGCATTGGTGGGAAGATATTGCCCAAACGCACATGATTGAAAACAAGGAAAGCGACAGGATTAACGCTTCTATTTGGTCAAGGTCAATGGCTGCAAGGTTTCCGAAGAAGTACCGTGAGAGTACGAAGACGGAGATTACAGGGGCTGATGGTGCTCCGCTGATCTCTGGCATCCAAGTCACCTTTGTTAAGCCTGAATGAGTGAAGTCAGTGGATCAATCAAAAAAGCAGAGTTTCCTGAGAAGCTCAGTTGCCTATTTCAGCCAGTTAAGTCTCGCTATCGCGTCCTATATGGTGGTCGTGGAGGCGCTAAGTCATGGGGCATTGCCAGGGCTTTACTGATTAAAGGCGCTAAAGACCCGCTACGCATCCTCTGCGCCCGTGAGTTTATGACCTCAATGAAGGATTCAGTACACAAGCTGTTGTGTGACCAGATCGATGACTTGAGCCTTGGCGGGATGTACGAGATCACCCAAACATCAATCAGGGGCAAGAACGGGACTGAATTCTTCTTTGTGGGCTTACGGAACAACATTTCCAACGTCAAGTCTATTGAAGGCGTTTCTATTGCTTGGGTAGAAGAAGCCCAAACAGTCAGCGCAACCTCATGGAATACCCTGATTCCCACAATTCGCGCTGATAACAGTGAAATATGGGTTAGCTTTAACCCTGAACTAGAAACAGACGAGACTTACCAAAGGTTTGTGGTCAACCCTCCTGAGAACTCAGTGGTCACCAAAATCAATTGGAATGACAATCCTTGGTTTCCTGACACGCTACGGCTTGAGAAAGACTCGCTCAAACTGCGGGATATGCAAGCCTATAACACGGTTTGGGAGGGCATTTGCAGGCAGACTGTAGATGGGGCAGTGTTTGCTAGAGAACTTCAGCAAGCAGACATGGAGCAACGCATCACAAGAGTAGGTTATGACCCTTCTAAGCCTGTTCACGCTGTCTTTGACTTGGGATGGTCAGATGCTACAGCTATTTGGTTTGTGCAGTTTATCGGCATGGAAACCCGTCTAATCCGTTATATTGAGGACAGTCAAAAGACCATAACCGACTATCTTTCTAAGATGCAAACCTACGGATACATCTACGATACACTGTGGCTACCACATGATGCGGAGAATAAAACTTTGGCTGCTGCTGGCAGATCAATTGAGCAAATCGTTAAGGCGGCGGGGTTCAAGACCCGAATAATCCCAAGAACTCCTGTGGTGGACTCAATCAACGCAGCCCGAACATTATTCCGCAATTGTTGGTTTGATAGGGAAAATTGCCACGATGGGCTACAATGTTTGCGTCACTATCGCTAT